GGTCTGTGTAGGAACTGCCTGCATGATACTGGCTGTTACAGCTTCCCTGATGGTTGCTCCGAGATTCGTCTTCGGTTCCCCGAGTTCCATGCTGTCGTACCGATCCAGCAAAACATTATATGTTACCTTAACAATCTGAATATCGTTCTGATTTATGCCAAGAACAGGATTATAGACATTTACGCGATCGCATAATCTAAGACGCAAAAGCGGAGCGACATTTTCATATTCTTTTGTCTGCCACAGTTGAACAAAATCAATCTTTATATTTCTGTTCGGATCCCAGGGCCGATTGGCTGCAAGATAGTTTTGCGCAGCCTGTCGAAGCTGTGCATCCGTCGGCTGGTTTTCGAAACGATCCGATAGATCAAGTGGCATTACACGAATCCGCCTGCCGGCCTCAATTTCAAGCACACCATCATTTATCTTCAGCGGAAAACCATTGACTACCAGGATTCCCGGAACCGTATCTGCTTCTTCCTGATAAACGATTTTTTCCGGCAGCATGATGACTTCGCTGCTTGACGTTTCCTCGCCATCCTCATCTAATTCAGCGGTTTTTATCCAGTATGGTACCACTCCTGAATAGGCCTCTGCTTCATCCAGAACCTGTTCCATGTCCGTGAGGTTTTTCCCGTACCGGATCGTCACACCGGTGGCTGTCCCGCGATTCAGATGAGCCTTAACTGTCCATTTATCCCATTCATATTCGGTTTTTCCGTATACATCCATTAAGGATCCGGCTGTACCGCCGAGCATTGACCGAACAGTCGAAGGCACTTTCACTGTAAAATCACCGGTCACGTCCTTGTCTGTCCAGAACGAAAACGGACTACCCGGTATTATATTGCCAGGGAAACGTGCAAACGCCTCCGCGAAGCTTCCAGCTGTCATCGGCAGTAATGTATACTGGGATAACCTGTAGGCTATATGTCGCGCATTGATTGTGAATACGCCGTTTAAAGGCTTTGTAATCCGATATATATCAAACGGCTGGATGTCTCCCGTATCGTCATGTGTGGCACCTATGATGGCGCCATTCACAATTTCATCAGCATGAAGGCCGTTGACAGGATATCTCATGCTCAGTTCATAGATCCCGTTACGCTCCTCAATAACCGTGCAGTCAATGGCATCCGATAGACGACCGATTCCGTTTGTGTCAAAATAAACCTGATTTTCAGGATAAAGAATAGGTATCATAACTGCCACCACCTTGGTGTAATATCAATGCGTGTTATGCTGCCGCTCCATGTAATAGCATTTGTTCCGGGATGAAGCACCGGAAAATCGTTGTTTTGGAAAATCACGTTATGATTATTTGATGCTGTCAAATAGTAAGCATCCATAAGCTCACAATCAATGTCTGTATACGGTCCAAGTGCCGCGGCAATCGTAAAGGTAGAATTTCCGATCGAAACGGTTCCTGTCCCGTATACTCTGAGCACCGGTCTGGCGTCAAACCGTGTCGGATTGCTGATTGTAGAGCCAGATGCTGCAATATTGATCACAGTCTCTCCGGACATCAAATACCTTTGTGGTTTACAGTCAAAAGCAATGTCAAGAGTCGCCATTCTGAGATGACGCTGAACAACCGGGATCAGTGGTCCTGCATACGCAGCCATCCTGAACTCGTTGGGATGATAGGTATCTATAAGCCTGGCATATCCGTCAATGGACCCAAGAAAGTTTCTAAGGCCATTAATGTTTACTGAAAAATCCTTCGCGATGTAAGACGGATAAACCAGGCTGACATTTTCAAAACGCTTATTAATCAAATGCAGATCACCGTTTCTGCCGGGAATGCTGATCTTGTCCAAAGACTTGGCGGCAGACTGGAATACATTCGCTCCAGTGATACAGGTATCCCATTCCAGGGAGGAATGCCCCGCAAATTCAAAACTCTGTACCATTACCACACCCCCGCTGCCATTCGTTCTCTGTTTGTGATAATGTCAACAACAATCTCCGCCAGGCGTTCCTCAGATTGTCCCTGAGCGCCGTAGACATTGATGCTGACACCTCCGTAGTTTGTCGTGTCATTGATCGTGCTTCCGGAACCACTCGTATTGCCAAGTGTCAGATCCGGCATGCGGAAATCTTTAATGCCATCAGCAAAACCGCTGCCCAGTGTATCAGACAGCCGCTCGGTTTCCCTTGTGATATCAGACAGACCTTCATCGATGCTGTCAACAGTTCCTTCGATCAGGCCTTCACCGATGAACGCACCAGTCTCCATCATGACTTTGGATGGAGATTGTATTTTCATCGCCTGGCGGGCCCTGGTGTTGATCTGCTCGACAGCGCGGTCGACCTCCCAGTATCTGGCATTCAAAGTGTCGATCAGGCCGTTAATCACACCATTACCCAGCTGTGTTCCAGCATCGGTCATTGGCCACACTCTGGCAGATGCAAGACCCACAATGTTATCGAGCTTATTGCTGATCTCGGTAGTCTTTTCAATTTCTGCTTTAAGAGCGTTGACGTACTTCTCTCCGCCCTCTTTGCCGCGTTTTTCGATAGTGTCGCCGTTAGTCCTGAAGAGCTTCGCCACATCACCAAGCTTCAGTCCGATACCCGGTATACTGTCTTCAAGGATCTTCTTGACCTTTGTGACGTATCTCTCTGCGGAATCAATACCGGCTTTTTCAAACTTCTCAGCTTTTTCAGCAGTATCCTTCGCGATGTCCTCGGTTTCACCTGTTACATCCGGAGCCCCTTTGTTGATGCTGTCCGCCATGCTGGTACTGTAATCATCACCGATTTCAACACCCTTTGCGGCCAGTTCCTTACGAAGCGTCTCAGCATCTACACCAATGCTGTCGGAGTATTCCAGGAAATGTGTTTCAGACTCCGCCATTTCCGTGGCAAATGCTTCTTTGATCTTCATCTGCTCGCGGTAAGCAGTGTTCATATCGTCGATAAACGTGTCTGTTTCATCTCCGATGTGCTGAGCAAGCTGCCGGACATCCGCAGCACCGGCAGGTCCTGCATCAATCAGCTGCTGCAGAAGACCGTCTTCCAGACCTGCTTTTGCGAGTGCCTGAATATCCGCGCTCCACTGCTCCAGTGTGACATTCTGATTCAGGAGGTTGTCGAGCATTTTCTGATCAGTTGTTGTGGCCTCGGTGCTCAGCTCCTTGAACAATCCGACCTGTCCGTCAATGGAGCTTTCAGCTGACTTGTAGGCATCAACAAAAGCATCCCGCATCTCCTCGAAGCTGGCCTTGACATCCTCAGCAGAAAGACCTGCCTGCTCGGCATAATCGGCAATCGCCTGATCCAGTGCGGACAGCTCCTCCACCGCTTCTTCTGCAGATTCCGTCAGTTCGTCAGTGGCTTCGGTATTTGCTTCGGTGGCTTCGGTAGATTCCTCTGTTGCCGTTTTGGTGATGCCCATTGCCTCGAAAACACCATCCATCTCGGTTTCAAGGTCACTCATGGCGTTCTGGGCGTCAACAAGTACTCCGTTCGCTTCATGTCTGACTTCACGCGACGCTTCGATGGCCGTGTACTGTTCGTACTCAGCATCGGTCAGATTGTTTAAAGCATCTGTCGCGGCACCGCTTGCCGTCTGGCCCTCATTGTAAAACTGCATAAACAGTTCATTGTATCTACTGACTGCATCTCCACCGGCGGCAACCGCCTCATCATACTCCTTTTGGGCTTTCGCATTATTCCGGAGCGCTTCGGCATAGATCCCGGCAAGCTCGGTCATCTGTTCCTGATAAGCCATCTGGATGGCCTGCTTTTTGTAGCTCTCCGTCAGGGAATCGACCTCGGACCGGGTCATATTCAATTTTCCGGTCTGCTCGTCATACTGCAGGTTCAGGTCAGGGACTAAGCCGTTCAACTCGGAGATCTGCATTTTCAGCAGTTCCTGTTCCGTAGCTGTCAGGCTTGATTTTTCGCCAAGCTTGAAAATGTTATCAGCAAGCGTATTTACATATTCAGCGTTTTCCTCGATGGAGTCCTTCTGAGAATCAAAATTCTCTTTTGATGTAGTAAGATCTTCCACAAGTCCTTCGCTTTTCTCATGGATCTCCTGAAGTTCTCCTGTATATTCGTCCCCGAATTCAGAAATCCACTTCGCCGCATCGCCAATAAAGCCCGAGACGGTATCCACCACCTCAGTGATCACCGGAGCAAACACCAGTGCAACCTGATCCTTCAGTGACGTTACAGATTGATCGAGAGTCTGAAAAGAATCATCCATGTCGCCAAGCGTTGCAAGCGCCTTGTCATCCAAGATCAGGGCCATTGCTTCAGCTTTTTCGGTATATTCTTCAAGCCCGCCTTTCCCGGTTTCGATTAAGCCTGTAAGGTCGGAAGCCTTTCTGCCGAACAGTTCCATGGATGTCGCGTCGCGCTCAGTTTTATTCTCAATGTTTCCAAGGGCTTCAACAACATCCCAGAAAACATCTTCACTGTTCCGGAGCGTACCATCCTGTTCCTGGACTTTGACGCCAAGCTTTTCATACGCCTCTTTATACTTAGCCGATCCGTCCCTTGCTTCACCCATTGCCTTCGTGTTCTTTCCGATGGCATCAGTGATATTGCTCAGCGGAACATCGATATAAGGCTCGGCTGCTTTCAGCTGCTGCAGGGTTGTGGTTGCAATCCCGGTGTTTGTGGAGATGGCAAGAATATCATCCGCATATGCCGCGGCGTCTCTGGCAATTGCATACACTTCATCCCATGCGGCTTTTGCAAGACCGCCGGCAGTTTTCAGACCGTTAATAACATCCGTTACGGTAAGATTCTCTTTCAGGGTATCCTTAAAGGTCTTGGATTTCCCGCCGGTCTCGTCCATCTCCTTGCCGAAATTGTCCGCAGCGGTTTCCGCATCCTTCATGCCTTTTTCGGCGTCATCGAGCTTCTTATCGTTATCTTCCAGTTCTTTATTCAGGTTGTTCAGGTCTGTCTCAGCATAATTCAGCTGGGTTTTCCACTCACCGACCTTTTTATCATTCTCGCCGTATTTCTCTGTGGCTTTTTCAACCGCATCCTTCAGGAGGTCGACCTTTTCCTTCTGCTTATCAACCGAATCCTTCAGGATATCATGCTTTTTCTTTAAGCCATCAACAGATTCCCCGTTTTTATCATACTGGGACTTGGCAAGCTCCATTTCCGACCGGAGGAGCTTCTGATCCGTCTTGATATCCGACAGAGCCTTGCGGTAATCCTTCTCTCCGTCGAGAGTAATCACCGCACCGATTTTCTTTAGTTCGCTCATCTGCTCCTCCCGTTAAAATGGCACTACATCGTCTATTGTTATCTTCTTGTGACCTTGACCGTGGAATGCCTGGTAATCTGCCAGAAGCGTCATAAGCGTCCTGGGTGTCATTCGCCAGATCTCACGGTCTGTATAGTTAAAAAGTTTCCCTATAACGAAAAAGCGGGCAACATTTAAGCTGCTCCGCTCCCCGGGTTTGGGTCTTCACCAATGTCATCCTCATCTGTTGTCTTCTTGCGGACAAAACCATCAATATAGCATTTGACCAGCTGATCGTATAAATCCGCAAAGGTTACCGGGTTCAGGCTCCGTTTAAGCTGCTTTTCGGTTACCGGCTTCCACTGATCATCCGGATGATCCTCATTGTGGATATCCACGGCTTCATTGATCAGGGTCACCGTAACCGCCACCACGTTTTTTCGGAATTCCTTGCCCTTGGTATCGTTTATCAGGTTGATGATATCATTCGCCGCGCAGTCGAACTGCTCACAGATGGCATCCACCACGCTGATGTTGAACATTACATCATACGTTTTTCCGGCAAATGTCATCTGTGTGCAGGTCGGCCTCAGGTCTGTGTTATGCTGCATTTTGTCCTCCTCCTACAGTTACGTTACATTATGCGGAAATCCCGGCAAGGGTGTTCAGCCAGGTGATGCAGGCGGCTTCCGTGTCAAAGGTCTTCTCCTTCTTCCATGCTCCGGTCATATCCTCCATAACCGCGCAGCTGATGCTGGGCGTCACAAAAGCAGTGGCTCCCTGTTTGGTGGACAGAGACTCGTTCGGCTCGCTTGCCTTGGTCTTCGTAAACCAGATACCACGATACTTCCGGACGCCATCATCCAGCTTCGGAGCGTAAAAACCAAGTCCGCCATAAGGCGCCTGATCGGATCCCTTCGCTGTAATCTCGCCGGTAGTACCTTCTCCGGTTCCGGCAGTATGTCCAAGCATTTTAACCTGGATATCGTCGGTCATCTTGGTGACACCAATGTCCACTGTTCCTTCCGTGAAACCGGTATCGCTTTCAGCCACAGCATCATCGCCATACAGCTTGACGTTTGCGCTGGTGATGTTGATGTTTGCGGTCATTGCCTTGCCGACAACAAAGCCGGTGCCATAAGTCACAGCGCTATCGGTTTCAGCAGTAATAGGAGCAAAAACTACATGTTTTAATCCCACAAATGCCATTATTCTTCCTCCCTGTAAATGTCGTAAGAGCCGTTGAACATCACACAGCGCTTATCTGCTTCCGTGTCCTGTTCCTGGCCCTGGTAATTGACTTCATTCATCCCGAGCTCTTCCAGTTTCCGGCGAAGGGCTGCAACCCATGCACGGTACTGTTCTTTGATCGGGATATAAACATCGAAATAAAATGAATATCTGTCAACCAGCGGACTATCGTTTCCCCAGAAGGTCGGCGATATCATGATCTGTACTACAACATAGCGCTCAGCCGTGCCGTAATACATGCCGTCCGCTACCGCATCCGCCGGAATATTGATCGAGGCGGCAGCAGATACCAGCTTATTGAATAGCTCGTCCATTTAACCGCCTCCCTCTGACAAAATCTTATTGTATTCCGACTGCATCGCGGCAAGAACATCGTTGCGCGAAGATTGCACAGCACGCTCAATGATCGGATCCTGTCCCATCCTGGAAGTGCCGTACTGGATGTAAGCCATCTTCGCCATGTTGCGGACGGCCTTTTTCCTTGTACGCTGCTTTCCATCCGGACCTATCGACTGATTATCCTTACCGGTCGCACGGACAACCGTATAATAATCTCCGCTTTTTGGCGCCTTCTTCGCATCGGTAGCCTTAATACTTCCCGCCATAGCTCCGGTACGCATGTGGCGGTTGCTTTCGGCCTTCAGGGCGCTCTCCAAGGGACCGGCAGCGGCGTTGATGATCCGCGGATGCGTCTGGTCGCTGTTCTCCAGTGACGTAAGCATTTTCAGCAGAGCATCCTCGCCGACCATATTGATTTCGAAGCTGGCCATTATGTTCTCCTCATTGCCATGATTTCCGCGTATCCGGCACGGATATATGGACGGACATAATTGATTTCATATGTCCCGCCGGAGAATTCCACCTGCATCGTGCGGTTGATTGTTGATATGTCGCCGCACCGGATCAGGAAGCGGATGCTTTCCTCACCGGCTTCGCGCTCATTCTGAGCAAATTCAGATCCTTTTTCCGGCACCGCCTTTGCCCAGCAGCTGCGGATTATTTCCACGCCTTCAACCGGGTATCCGTTCTCCATGCCGGTATAGTGCCGGGTGATACGGATCCTCTGGTCAAGCTCACCAGGATCAACCCTCATCCGGCTCACCTCCGTCATCTATTATCTGCTCAAGCCTGTCCTGATCCAGCATGGACTGGATGACATGCGTCAGGCGGTCCTTGGCCGGATCAGGCGAGATCATGGTGCGGTGATCGTAAAACTCCTGGGTAATTGCGCAAATGCATAGAATACTGCGTTTTCGATCAGAGGACGGTGCCCGCCCGACAGCCGCTTCATAATATTCCTCAGCGGCCTCGATGTACAGATTGATATCTTCCTCTTCATCAATGCGCAGGTAGCCCTTTATCACATCCGGGTCAGTAATCATGATCAATCACCTCCCTGCGCCGTCAGGAATGCCTCAATCATCTGTGCCTTTGTCAGGTTTGTGCTGATACCCTCGTACCCCAGCCCGGAGGCAAGGTCCGCAATCTGCGCTTTCGTCAGAGCATTAAGCTCCTCGGCGCTATACAGACCATTGCCGTCCGTGTCGGCTTCAGCTACGAGGTTAATCAGTTTTTTGACAGGGTGATCGCACCGTTTACGATGGCGCTCGCATCCTTGACAACGCAATCCAGACGCTCGATGCCGCGGAAGATGGTCAGATCCTCCTCAAAGGCATTGATGGCACTTGCGCCGGATCCAACCGCGGCAACGTTGGAAGTCATGATGGACAGCTGAGCGCGGTCGAAGATCTTGCAGTATTCCTTCAGGTCACCGATGATGAGCGGAGTATCAATCTTAGTGTTGTCGCTTGCGTTATCCTGGGAAGCAAGCACGCTGTTCGGAACAACGATAACCGGAACCTGACGGGCACCGACTGCAAGATAATACTTGATCGGATTGGTCTGATCCTGTGCCGGCTTCAGCAGGTACTCGTTGGAATTCGCGGATACCTTCAGGGTATCGAGCCAGTTGAAGCCGTCATCATTCGTGACGATCGCGGAGGTCGCGGCAAATGCCTGGCCAAGCGTCACGTTGATTGCCTTCTTGACATCGTCAAGGTCTGTCATCGGAGTCGCAGTCTTCTGGGCGATCTGAGCCAGGACAATTGCGTTCCTGGTCGCCACATCTTCCTCGCCGAGCCACTCAATCAGCACGTTGGTGATGTTGGCATCAGAGTCATCAAGCAGCTCGTTGGTTACCGGCAGGTATCCGGCATACTTCTTGATGGTGTAGCTGATCGGAGTAAACTGCGGGCCATTCTTGGCGCCGATCTTACCGCCCTCAGCCACCTGGGTAAAACCAGTATGCTGCGCACGGGTCTGGTAGGTCCTGCGGCCGCTCATGGTGGAAACTGTCTCAGTGTCAACAAGGGACGCCAGGCTGAAACGTGCCTCACGGAATTTGTTGATCTGGGTCATGATGTCTTCCGGAACGGTATAACCGCCGTCAGCCGGAGTGCCCTCATTGTTCATGTTGACAAAATGGTGTCTTGCAGCCTCGGCAAACTCGTGGATGGCATTCTTTTTTGTCGACCTTGCGCCTTCCTTGTTTCTCGCGATATCCTCCTCTTTCTCTTCCATGTCAAGCAGAAGGTTCAGCTTCTCCTGCATGGTGTCAAGCTCAGCCTTGCAAGCCTTTGCCTTCTCAATGTCGTCAGCATCCAGGTAGCCTTTCAGCTCAACCTTTTTCGCGTTAATCGCTTCCATAAGCTCTTTGATTCCCATGGTTCTATCTCCTTTTCGATAATATTTGATGTTGTATGTTAATAAAGCGCAAGGGCAAGTTCCAGCTTCGCCTTTTCCTTTGCCCGTTCCGCAAGTTCCTTATCTTTGATCGCCTTCTCGGCTTTTGCTTGGGCAATCATCTCCGGAGTGATTGACAGTCCCCCTCCAATGGCATTCGTCATGTCCGGATCCGCAGTGATAACCTCGTCAGCAAAACCATACTCAACAGCTTTTTCAGCTGTCAGCCAGGTCTCCTTGTCCATGATCTGCAGGATCTCGTCCAGAGATTTCCCGGACTTTTCGACAAAAGCGGATGCCATCGCCGCATTCATGTCCTGGAGCACGCCGGAAGCATGTTTCATGTCGTGATAGTCCCCAGAGAAGTTTCCGGACACATTGTGGATCATGATCATGCTGACCGGATGCATTTTGACCGTTTTGCCGGCTTCGGCAATCACTCCGGCAGCTGATGCCGCAATACCGGTAATCTCAACGGTAACATCCAGACCATGCAGGAGGCTGTAGATCTCCATTCCGGCAGAGACATATCCGCCTCCGGAGTTAATCCGGACAACCACATCATCCTCGGCATCGATAGCTTCATTCAGTTGAGACTCAACCTGTGTCGGGCTGGTATACGGCTCGCCATACCAATCATAAATCCATGCCAGGTCATCCGTGACGATATCGCCGCGGATTGTGATGATCTTACTCATTTTCTTCACCTCCTCCCACACCGTACTGTTTGCCAACATCGGACAGCGGGATATAGTTACCGTTTGCGACCAGGATATCACCTTCAGGCTTGTGCTCCTTATCAAGGTAATCCCTCGCCTCGTTCGGTGTATAAATTGCATTGTTGACATATGCCGTCAGGATATCGGCCTGTGTCTTGCTGTCGGTCCTCAGGAGCGCCTTTTCGTTGAACTTGAAATACAATCCATCCTTTAGCATAGCCTTGCGGCCAAGCGCCTTGTAGTTGATCTCTTCCTCGTACAGCTTCAGCCGCGGCATGATCGTGTCGAGCAGGAAGTCAAGCTGCTGCATTTCCGCAGACGCATAACTCGATTTCTCATAGTCATTGATCTGGTTCGGCTTAATGCCAAACGCAGCCGCGATCTGCAGGGCACTGTATTTCTTCAGTTCAAAGAACTGCGCATCCGTCAGCTTGATGTTCAGAGGCGTCAACGTAAGGCCTAACGGGATCGGCACAACCTTGCCGGCATTCTTCGGACCGGTCAGGTACTTCTGGAATTTGTTCTGCAGGGCTTTTACTTTCGTTTCATCCAGATCGGATGTATACTGCAGCGCCATTGATGCAGTCATGCCCTGCGAATAAAGGTTGTTCATGTACTTCTGGGACTCCAGGGCACCGCTGATCTGATGCCTCAGGATATTCCGGACAGGCTCACCGGTGATTCCGTCAAGTGTAAGCCAGGTCTTAAAGTGCATGACCTTCCGGCTTGCAAACACATAAGACTCATGTGTATAACGGTCTGTATACAAGTAGTAAATGTCTGCGTTCTTCTTCCCGAAGACTCCGGCATCGTCGATCATGACCTCGACATCCTGAGACGGCATAATCCAGATATCCTGCAGCTGGTAGCCGTTCTGCCGGTCATAAGTCTCATTCATCCAGACATAGGCGTTCCCAAAGTGCTGACAGTTGTACTCGACCGATGTCCAGAATGTTGTCGGCGTCATGAAATTGTTAGGCCGCATTGTCAGGACATAGGCCGTCTGATCCGGATCGGCGCGGGACCGCCCGGAGGAAGTCTCCTGATAGTATTTCAGCGGAAGCTTCCCAATGGTTTCGGACAGCTTTTTCATACAGGTGAAGTAAGTCACCTCATTCAGCTCGCCCTTACCGAGATGATCATCGTCAATCCCAAGCCACTCAAGCAGATGCGCATCCTCATCCCGCCTGCCGATCACAATACTGTTGTTGGTAAATGCCCGGATGGCGTTCCGGATCCTGTTTGTGAATTTCATGATTACCACTCCTCCGCCAGGAACGCATCAATTGCATCTTCCAGGCTGTTCGTAAACTGGTGGTACCGGGCCAGCTTGTAAGCCGCCAGCTCAGCGTCCACCGGGTCAATTCGTTTAGTAGTTGCATCTTTATCTATCTTCATTAAGCCCTGATTTGTACGGACTATCGCATTGGATACCGCATATGTCAGGACAGGATTTCTCAGGTAATGTACGCGCCCGGCATAAACATCATCCCGGAAGCCTGCGGTAGCTTCGTTCAGACTCCGATAAGACTGATAAACCTCTTCGCAGTCATACCCGGCATTCGAAAAGTCCATCATCATCTTGGAAGCATTTGCGGGGTCAAAGCAGAAGCACTGTATATCAAGGTCATGTTCCTTGATAAAATCCAGCGCGTACTGCATGACAGCGCCCTGATCGACGATCTGGGTATTTGTGATGGTGATGTACCCCTCGCGCTCCCAGGAATCATACGGTGCCTTATCGATCATCACATGCTCCATCAGCTTCTCTCTGGTCGGAATGAAGCTGTGGCTGAATATCACATGCCCGATCTGCGGTGTTCCAAACTCATCATCACCGGCATGGTATACGATATCGAAGCCCACTGATGTCAGGTCGTTTTTTGCTGATGTGTCGAAGCCCACATAAACCGGTGCGCCCTTAATGTCGATCGGCAGCTCATCTACCTGACAGAGCTTCCATTTGCTCATGTCCATGTAGGCGTTTTTTTCCGCCTGCACCCAGACGTCCATACACTTTGTCAGGAAAGCCGTCAGCTTCTCAGGCAGCTGCTTCGCAATCTCCCACTCGCCGCGGATCTTCTCCACACCTTCCGGATAGGTCATGCGGATCGGGTTTGCCTTTTTCCACAAACGTTCATTCCCCAGGTTCAGGGGATCCGCATAATCTTCAGGATCCAGTTCCAGGATATCGATCAGGTATTCATCATTCTCAAGATCCACGCCCGGGTCCAGGATCCTGCTGCAGAGCTCATACTCCTGCGTGTAGCACGGAAATGTCAGGTTGACGCCTGCTGTTGTGATGATCATCAGCAGGGATTCCTTTGTATTGGATCCGAGCCCCAGATCGTAAAACTCCGTGGTCCTGTGCTGATGGTATTCATCAAGAATCAACCCTGCGGGGTTCGTTCCGTCTCCGCTTTTGCCGTCTTCTTTCGATAGCGGCTTAATAAAGGATCCTGACACAATGTGCCGTATCAGGTCGCGTGTCAACTTAAATTTTGTCCGAAGCGGCGAACCGACAAGCATCAGCTTCGCCTCCTCGAAGATTATCTTTGACTGATCGCGCTTGACGCCTGCAGTGTAATATTCATACACTTCCTGATTCTTCACGGCCTCGACGGAGATCTCGTACAAAGCCACGCCTGCTTCCATCTGAGACTTAGCGTTTTTCCTGGCGACCTCGGTAAAAGACTTCTTGAACCGTTTCCGGCCATTATCCCTTCGACGCCACCCATACAGCTGACAGATAATAAATTTCTGCCATGCCGTCAGGATAATCGGCTGTCCGGCAAGTACACCTTTGGAGTGCCGGAGCATCGCAAACCACTTGACGATCCTCTGTGCATCCGGCTCGCTCCATACATACGGAAAGTCTGCTGTCCCAATCCTGGCCACATTATTCAAAAAACGTCTGCATGCCCACTTATGTTTTTTGCAGGAGATGTAATCTTCCCATTCGCTGATCTTCGCGTCCTTCAGGCACATGTGCGCATACTGCGTCAATTCCTCAAGTATCGTCTGCTCCATCAGATCACCCCGAATTCATGAGTGATCTCATCCTCTGTTTTGGCAGTCTTAATCGCTGCAGCCTTCAGCCGACTGTCAAGCGTTACCCCGCACAGCGTTCCAAACCTTCGCATCTCCGCAGCGTGCTGGCGCTGGATCTCGAAAAGCGGGTTTGGTACATGCTGGATTACACCGCTTGACATCTCCTTTTCCACCAGCAGTGGCGCACCCTTCAGCGCCTCAGTGGTCTCGATATATTTAGCCAGGGCATTGCAGTAAGCTCCCAAGGCGTCAACATCCAGATTGCCGATCAGGTCAAGCTTAAGCAGTTCCGTAGTGATCCTGTTCCACTCCTTAACTGCCCTGACATTTACTAACCAGTCCGGAGGCGTGAGCAGCTGATCCTTATCTGTCTTGGCGGCCCTTTCTTCTGCTTCACGATTAACGATTTCAGCTTTCGTGAAATGCTTCTTGTTCATCGCCAAAGTTTTTCTCTGATTCTTCTGATTCATGCTCTTACCTCCTTCCGAACATATTTTCGATAACCGCAGGGAGATTTGTGTTTTCGATGGGGGTCGCTGCGGCTAAAAAATTTTTTTCAAAACTTTTTTACCCGCCCCCTGGGGTGCGAATTTCTGACAGACTCCCGCGTATATGCGTTTTGCCGGTTTTGGCCGTTTTTGCTATTTTTGGCGATTTTGACCCATTTCGGCCATTTTAGCCATTTTAGCCATTTTCGGCCATAAAGCGCTTTTTGTATGAAATCAGCTTCTGCTGCATATGGAGCTTCTCGACTGCTCCGGCATCATACTGCTTATGGATCTCATGGTGAGATGCATCGGATACACAGATGGTGTTGTCGATCATCAGGCGCTTATCCCAATCGTCTTCGATTGGTATGATATGATGGATCAGTCTGCCAGGGATCATCAGGCCACGCTCGTACAGGGCAAACAGATCGAGGTTGTTGCATTGGATCCTGCAGATATCCCGCACTTTCAGCCAGGCTTCGGATACGTAAAAGGAATAGTTCTTCCGGTTTCGTGTTGTCTGATCATATCGCTTCTGCCTTGCCTTCTCCATCTGGGCAATGCATGGGCATTTGGTACCGGTAGGCAATCTACGCCCACAGTAAGAACACTGTTTGTAAATCATGTTTTTCTCCACGTAAAAGGGCCACCTGATTGCTCAGATAGCCCAGTGACAGGAGGAGGTCTGTAAATGAAATACTTTCGTTTGCAGCTCTCGCACGATATCAGTATAACACCTTGACAATAAAAAATCTGGGGTTTTTGTAGGTTGTTCTATATTATTTATTGTGGCTGCATATATTTATCCGCAAATGCTTTCAGTGCGATACCATGCAGTTCACGTGCCCACTGGTAAGAATAGTTCAGTTCTTCTGCTATATTCTCCAAAGACTTATACTCAATATACCGCTTCCAGAGAAGTTCCTTGTGCGGCGAGGGCATCCCGGCTATTTGCCGATAGATTTTGTCGCGAACATTGATAAATCTGTCGATACGTTTATTCAGATCCTGCTGGAGATCAATCAGTCGCTCTACCTGAACAGTGAAACCATTGCCGGATCCGGAAGACTGGACACGATCACCGTCCAACCGCGGAGATTTCAACAGAGCAATATCCCGCATGCATCGCTCATAATATCGCTGTGCAATCTCGATATCCTCATTCAAGTCCCTTACCTGTCGCAGATACTGCTTTGCTGTCATCCGATCGCCTCCTCATAGCTTCCTTGTTGTCCGATTGCCGGAAATCATAAAGTCAATAGCGTCATTCCAGCCCTGCTGGTAGCTCCGTATGCCTTCCTTGTGTGCCTCCGGTGCCGGATACCGTGATTGCTCAATTGCACGTATGCGATCACTAATCTCGTGTACAGAACATAACAATCCGAAAAGCTGTTCAAGTTCTTCATCCGTCATGATGCTCCTCCCTGTCATCCGACTGTACAGCGCATAACGCAAACATCACGGTTCCGATGACTCCGAATAACACACCTGCCCCGAATGCCAGGATAATGTCAATCATCAGCCACCTGCTCTTTCTGTCTCTGTATACGATCCTGCCAGCGCTCCTTTTTCCTTGCAATGATTCCCCAGTCCGGGCGGTAATCCGTTGCGGCTATGGCAAGGGAAACATCGCTGATCTCCTCGGTCAGGTTTTTCTCAAGCTCCTCCTTTGACCGGCATACCGGGTTTTCATTCCTGAGATACCGGGAGAGCTTCAGGGCGGCCTGAGAAAGCTCAGAGGCCTCCTCGGCGATCATTTCAAGACGAGCTGCAAGGCTTAATTCTTCTTTGATGTTGTACATGTAATCACCTCACTGATCAGCTTCCCATTCAAGTCCCATCAGCTCACAAGCCCTGATTGCCGATGTGTGCCCGCCATGCGTTGTGTGGAAGGAAATCAGGCGCATAAACGCACTGACGGCTCCGGTCTGCTTCCCATAGTCATACAGGCAGGTATAACCATCGTCATCAGCATCCTCCTTCTCCAGTTCGCCCTCATAGCCGTATGGTCTCGGGTCGATATAGTAATCTGCATGGGCAATGACCTCATGGACTTCCCTGTTGACGATGTTCTTCAGCTCTGTCAGGATTTCCTTTGCCCGTTCGGGCTTCATGCCATACCACTTGATAAATTCCTGTTCTGTCATCTGGCTCACTCCTTTGAATATCCGAGATATCGAACCATATCCACGATGTTTGCCCTGTCGTGCGTTCTGGCGCACCAGTGTATGTCCCGGTTGATGTCATTGTCAATCACCTGCTCCCGCCACTTGCAGGTATAGCAGGAATTGCACCGGAACCATGCAATCAGCGTTGCGCTGTCGATCCGATCAAGCAAAGGTTCCTCCACGATCGGTTCTGATTCGTAGGGCATGAAGCCGTCATACTGGTTTTTCTTCATCTTCTCCTCCAAAATGCTCGACGTAAAAAGCAGACATGGTCTCGATTGCTATCGTCAGAGCATTTGCCGTCTCGATTACACCTTCTTCGTGCTGTTCAAGGCAAAAGTCCTTCATGTCCTGCAGCAGTGCCATGGCTTTTACCAGCTTATTCTCATCAATCACGATATTCACCTGATCTTCTGTTTTCTCGATCATAACTCCTCCTCTTGGCAAATCACTTGGCAACTACTTGGCAGGGTTGGCATCTACATCCGACCAATCCAACCGCTGACCGCAATCACAGTATAAAGGCATTATTCCGGGCCCGATATCATGCACCCACATGTGTCCGAAAAATTCATCACAGACCGGGCATGACAGGCGATATTTTGTGCCGAACTTGTTAAGTTCCATTTTGACCTTTTTCGGTATCCTGCTTTCAAGTGCTTCGATTGCCATCTTCACAGCTTCGTTGGTCTGTGAGGCTGTTCCAAGTGTATCGCCGCTCAAAATCCGAATAGCCAGTTCAGGTGTCATCTTCACTACCCCAATCAATCAACTGAAAACAATTACTACATCTACTCTTCTCGTGTGCGAGTATTAGATGCTTTCCATCTTCTTCGAATGCAAGAAAACAATTGCATACTGGGCATTTCCAGTCATAAAATTCAAAGAACTTAGTTCGTCTTGGAGTAGTCATACTTATAGGTTTTACAGGATCAAGCTCTCGCAGTTGTTTCTCAAATGACAGTTTTATCGAATCCCTTAATGCGGGCGTTAATGGTTTATATATAAGATTATCCAAGTAGTTAGTTCCCATCCTTCACCTCCGCAGTAGACAGAGCCATGTCCAATGCTCCGACAAGCCTTGCCGCAATGAGCATCCGCTCTTCATTCCCGTCCGCATCACAGTATGCCTCAATGTAATTCCTCAGGATCTCCACGACCACGTCAGTCAGAATTATCATCCTTAACCTCCCCGGTTATAATCTCAAAGCACGGCAGCTCTCGGATCCAATCGCAGAAGGTATGCCACTCATCCAGTCTGTGGTCTTTCCGTGTCTGATAGATGTTGGTCAGCACCTCATAGTTCAGCATAATGGTCCGCCTCTGGTTATAGCTTGTCGGGAGGAGCTGGATCATGTTGTACCAGGCTTTCTTGTCCTTAGTCTCGATGTAGATCTTCCGCTCCTTGTTGATCTGCTTAATGACCGCCAGAAGGATCATCATGCTTTCTTCGTCCAGATGATCGCTGCTGAAATCTTCAAGCGTCAGGTCTCTGCTGTGGATCTTGTGCATGGTTGAGCAGCTGTTTGCCACAGTGCCGACCTTATAGGTATCCGCTTCTTTCCACCAGTACAGCGGAGCCGTGACATCCGCATAGACCACAATCATTCTGCGGTATTTGGCGTGTACCGGCCCGGCTGCCGCAAGGCGCCGCATGAGATCCAGATCAGCATACCCAATAGCATTCTTATCACTGTCAAAGTAAGAATCACTTTTCGCCCAGCTGTTGAGCGGATTACGCATCCCCCTGATTGCCGGTTCCCATCCGACCACCTTAGTATTCTCAATTTTCAGCATCCCTCGCCCTCCTGACCTCTATCGCGTGACTCAGATATTCCTGCGCCTTGCCGAGATCATCCATCTCGCTGCCCTTGCGCCCTGCCCGGGCAATATACTTGATCACGTTACCGAGATCAAAGTCCAGATCCCAGTCTGCGATCACGTCCCAGGGTTCGTATTTCCTGCCGGCCACATAGTGCGCCGGGTTTTTGATTTCTGCCATTTTTACCCCTCCGCTTCGCTTATTGCTGTCCAGTTACTCGGTGCCTTTGGGACATCCTTTC